TTAAGAGACCCATGGTTCTCACCTGCTGGTTTCTCAAGAGGTCAATACTTAGGTATTACTAAACTTGCTTTTAATCCTTCACAATCATCAAGAGATGACTTATATCGTGCAAGAATTAACCCAATTGTTACCTTCCCAGGCCAAGGAACAGTATTATTCGGAGATAAAACAGCACTAACTTCACCTTCTGCATTCGATAGAATCAACGTAAGAAGGTTATTCATAGTATTAGAGAAAGCAATTGCAGTTGCAGCTAAATCACAACTCTTTGAATTCAACGATGCATTCACAAGAGCTCAGTTTAGAGCTGCTGTAGAACCTTTCCTAAGAGACGTTAAGAACAGACGAGGTCTAGTAGACTTCTCAGTATTATGTGATGAAACTAACAACACTGATACAGTTATAGATAGAAACGAATTTGTATGTTCTATCTTTGTGAAACCTGCTAGAAGTATTAACTTTATAACTTTGAATTTCGTTGCTGCTAGAAGTGGTGTCGATTTTGAAGAAATTTACAGTGCAGTTTAAGGAGAAATAAATGGCAACTATAGACCAATTTAAAGCACAACTTATCGGAGGAGGCCCAAGAGCTAACCGATTTAAAGTTTTCATACCAAGAGCTGGTAATAAGATTGAATTCTTATGTAAAGCTGCTAATATCCCTGCGGCTACGTTGGGAGAAGTTGTGGTTCCTTTCAGAGGACACAATCTTAAACTTGCTGGAGAGAGAACATTTGCTGACTGGCAGATTACAGTTATCAATGATGTTGAGTTCTCAGTAAGAAGTGGTCTAGAAGCATGGCAAGAAGAGATTCAAGCATTAGATAGTGGAGAAGGTTCAACAACTACAGACTATCTTATTTCTAGAGCATTCGTAGAACAGCTTAACAAAGATGACTCAGTCCTTGCGAGATACGAGTTTTTCAACATGTTCCCAAAAAACATAGGTGAAATTGCTTTATCATATGATACAGTAGATGCACTTGAGGAATTTACAGTTGACTTTACTTTCTCTCACTGGGAAAGAGTTCAATAACTTTTACAGTGAAAAGTGACCACTATAATGTGGTATAAATATTAGTATGGAAATTTTAGGGTTTGAAATAAATCGTAAGAAAGACGATTTAAGAACGATAGAGGACAAAAATCAAAAGTCCTTTGTCCCACCCGTTGACGATGATGGAACTCCCGTCATTGAGCAACAGAGTGGTTTCGTATCGGGTGCAGCCTACGGGTCGTATGTCGATATGGAAGGTGGTGTCAAGAGTGAGGCAGAACTCATTCGTAGATACCGAGAAACCTCTTTGGTTCCCGAGTGTGATTCGGCAATCGAAGATATAGTCAATGAGTGTATCACTTCTGACACATCAGATAAGATAGTGACCCTTGACCTCAGAGATGTAAAACTCTCTGACAGTATCAAAACAAAGATACAAGAAGAGTTTAATCACATCTTATCTCTAATGAAGTTCAATCAGAACTCTCATGAATTATTCAGAAAATGGTACGTAGATGGAAGAATATACTTCCATAAGGTTGTTGATAGTAAACGACCTAAGTTAGGTATCGTTGACCTAAGAAATGTTGACCCAATTAAGATTAAGAAGGTCAGAAACATTGAAAAGGAAAAAGACCCTAGGACTAAGATAGATAGAATTAAAAAGATTGAAGAATTCTATATGTTTAACGACAAAGGATTCGATAAATCGACTGCAACCGAAGGGGTTACAGTAAAAATTGCACCTGAGGCAGTGACATACACTACTTCGGGTCTATTAGATTACACTAAGAATGTTGTAATCGGGTATTTGCATAAAGCATTGAAGACTGCAAATCAGTTATCAATGTTAGAAGATGCACTTGTTATCTATAGGATATCAAGAGCTCCTGAAAGAAGGATTTTCTACATAGACGTAGGTAACCTTCCTAAAGCAAAGGCAGAACAGTATCTTGCAGACGTTATGAATCGTTACAAGAACAAGTTAGTCTACAATGCAGATACAGGGGAAATCAAAGACGATAGAAAACATATGAGTATGTTGGAAGATTTTTGGTTACCAAGAAGAGAAGGTGGTAGAGGAACAGAGATTACTACACTTCCAGGCGGACAGAATTTAGATGATATTGCAGATATAGAATACTTTAAGAAGAAACTATATCAATCACTAAACGTTCCTGCCTCTAGAATGGAAGCAGACAATGGATTCAATATGGGTCGTGCGTCTGAAATTTCTAGAGACGAACTTAAATTTAATAAGTTCACAAACAGACTTCAGAAGAAGTTTGCAAGAGTTTTTACTGATATTCTTAAGACACAATTAGTTCTTAAGGAAATCACAACTGGAGAAGAGTTTGATTTAATCAAAGACTTCTTACAGTACGATTTTGCAACCGACAATCATTTTACAGAGTTGAAGGATGCAGAAATAATGAGAGAGAGAATAGATACTCTTTCTCAAGTATCCGACTATGTTGGACAGTATTATTCTAAAGAATATGTTAGAAAATACATTCTAATGCAGACGGAAGAAGACATTAAAAAGATAGATAAACAAATCTCCAAAGAAGGAGAGGGTGAATCAGATGAAAAAGGCGAAGATGACTTCGGAGGATTTTAATAAATGAGTAGTGAAATAGCAAAAGAAATAGTAGATTCAATAGAACAAGGTAAGTTGGATACTGCAAAAGCACAAGTTTTTGACGGAATCAAACAGAAGTCTGCAGAAGCAATCGACATGAAACGTGTTGAAATGCAAGTAGACTGGATGGATAAACAACCTGAACCTACTGGTGAAGCTGAAGAGTAATGAAATCATTTGCAGAAATTTCTGTTGAGTTAAAAGAGGCAAAGTTTAAACTTCCTCGTGGACATAAAGAACTCAAGAGAGACGTTGTTAAAGTAGGTGGTAAGGAGATAGTAATCACTTACACTGAATATAGAGGTAAGGTTCATGTATACGTAAATGGACAAGACTTCGGAGGTGCAACGTACAAGGATATGAAAACTGCAGAGAAAGAAATGAAATCCATGAAGAGTGTCATAAAACAAATGTCTGAGGAAGAAAATATAGATATAGAGGAAATTTTCAATGAAGTTAATATCAGAGTTTAATGATTACAGTGTTTCTCCAATCATAGTAGAGGAGAACGAAAAAGGACAAAAAGAATACTTTATCGAAGGTATTTTTATGCAATCCGAAATTAAGAATCGTAACGGAAGAGTATATCCTAAAGAGGTTATGCAGAAAGAAGTAGGACGTTACGTCAAAGAATTCGTTGAAAAGGATAGAGCATTCGGTGAGTTAGGACACCCCGAAGGGCCAACTATCAATTTAGACAAAGTGTCTCACATGATTACCAAATTAGAAGAAGATGGTAACAATTACGTGGGACGTGCAAAGATTTTAAGTACCCCCAATGGTCAAATCGTAAGAAATTTGATTGATGATGGTGCTAAATTAGGAGTTTCATCTCGTGGACTAGGTTCCCTAGAACAAAAAGGTGGTGCTCAATACGTAAAAGATGACTTTCAACTTGCAACAGCAGGTGATATCGTTGCAGACCCTTCTGCACCTGAAGCTTTCGTTAACGGAATTATGGAAGGTACAGAGTGGGTATATGAGAACGGATTACTTACTGCAAGACAATTTGACGAAATGCAGACTGAAATTAGGTCTGCTAAGTCGAATAATTTGGAAGAAGTTACAATTAAACAGTGGAAAAGGTTCGTTGAGAGTCTTTAACATATAAATAAAAAAGTAAACTCAAACAGGAGAAAAACATGGCAGAGTTAGAAAATAACCTAGATACAGTCGAAGAGACTGTTGAAGCTATAGAGGAAGGTCAACAACCTAACGCTAAAGCTGAAGATGGTGACAAGAAGCCAGTAAAACAAGGGTCTTCCGACGCTGAGAAAATCGAAAGCGGAAAGGGAGATGTCGTCAAACCTGAAGAAAATCCTGTTGACAAAGCTGTTGCATCAGTAAAAGCTGCTGAGAAAGCTCCTTCAAACGAAGGTGACGCTCAGAAGAAAGGTGCAGACAAACCTGAAAAGATGGAAAAAATCAAAGAAGGTGAAGAAGATTCTAAAAAAGATGTTGTTGAAACATCTAAAATGGAAAACATTAAAGCTATCGTCAACACTATGAAGGAAATGACTAAAGAAGAACTTCAAAAAACTTTTGGTGCTATATCAGAAGACGAAGTTGACGAGACCTTGACAAAAGCAGAAGTCGCTAGAAAAATCGTTGAAACACTAAAGAAACTTGACAACGAAGAAGTTGCTAAGATTCGTGAAAAGTATGAAGACGAAGAAGAAGAAGAAAAGGAAGAAGAAGTCAAAGAGGAATCTGTTGACGAAGAAACTTCTGCTGAACTTGAATCTTCATTAGTCGAGATAGAAGTAGAAGACGACCTATCTGCAATCTCAGAAGCTCTTGAACTTTCAGAAGAGAATCAAGAAAAAGCAAAAACAATCTTCAAAGCTGCTGTAACATCTAAAGTTGCAGAAATTAAAGAAGAACTAGAGTCTCAATACTCAGAAGAATTAAAAACCTCAGTAGATAAAGTCAAAGGTGACCTTGCGGAAGCAGTTGACAAATATCTTACTTATTGTGCAGATGAATGGACGAAAGAAAATGAACTTGCAATCGAAAGAGGTTTGAGGTCTGAAATGACTGAAAACTTTATCGAAGGGTTAAAAACATTATTCGTAGAACACTACGTTGATGTTCCTGAAGATAAGTACAACGTCATTGACGAACTCGCAAATCGTCTCGATGAGATGGAAGAGAAACTTGATAACGAAGTGTCTAAAAACATGGAAATTGTTGAGGAGAACGACTCTCTCAAGAGAAGTAACGTGATAAGAGAAGCCTGTGAAGACTTGTCTGAATCACAAAAAGAGAAAATGGAATCTCTTTCAAATGGTGTAGACTTCAAAGATATCGAAGACTTTCAAGAGAAAGTAACAGAAATCAAAGAAGCTTATTTCCCAATTGAAGGTGAAACCATCTCTGAAGATACAGTTGTTGAAGAAGGAACAGGAGAATTTGCTTCTAACGAAGATAAAGTCCTAGACCCTTCAATTGCTAGATATTCAGAGGCATTATCAAAACTTAAACCATTAGGTTAATTTAAAGGAATATTAAAATGTTTTTATCAGAAAACTTACAGGAGAAGTGGGAGCCGATTCTAGAACACTCCGATTTACCAAAAATCGAAGATAGCTACAAACGTGCAGTCACAGCTGTTATCCTTGAAAACCAAGAGAACGCTCTTAACGAAGACAGAGCTACTCTTGCAGAAGCAGCACCTTTAAATTCCACAGGTACAGGTATTTCTAACTGGGATCCAATCTTGATTTCATTAGTAAGACGTGCCATGCCAAATCTCGTTGCATACGACATTTGCGGTGTTCAACCAATGACAGGCCCAACTGGTCTTATCTTTGCTATGAAAGCAAGATATAACGATGACGTTGACGCTGATAGACTGAATACATCAGAAGCTTTACATAACGAAGCTAGAACTGATTACTCAGCATCTGCTCAAACAACATCAACAACAGTTGGAAGTGACCACTCAGGAGACCCATTCAATGGTTCTTATGCGTCACAAACTTCAGGCGGTATGTCAACAGCTAGTGCAGAAGCATTAGGTGACGCTGCTGGAAACCATTTTGCTGAAATGGCATTCTCAATTGAGAAAGCTACAGTGACAGCAAAGTCAAGAGCACTTAAAGCGGAATATTCATTAGAATTAGCACAAGACCTCAAAGCAATCCACGGTCTTGATGCAGAATCAGAACTTGCAAACATTCTATCATCAGAAATCCTTGCTGAAATAAACAGGGAAGTTGTGAGAAGTGTTAACAACCAAGCGAAAACTGGTGCAGCTGCTACAGCTTCAGCAGGAACTTTCAACTTGGACGTTGATGCAAACGGTAGATGGTCTGTAGAAAAGTTCAAAGGACTATTGTTCCAAATCGAAAGAGAATCAAATGTTATTGCTAAAGAAACAAGAAGAGGAAAAGGTAACTTTATCCTTTGTTCTTCAGACGTAGCTTCTGCTCTTTCAATGGCAGGTGTATTAGATTACGCTCCTGCTTTATCAACTAATCTTAACGTTGACGATACTGGTAATACTTTTGCTGGTGTATTAAACGGAAGAGTTAAAGTCTACATAGACCCATATGCGTCTTCAGACTACTTAACAGTTGGTTACAGAGGTTCAAATCCTTATGACGCTGGATTATTCTATTGCCCTTACGTTCCATTACAAATGGTTCGTGCAGTTGGTGAGAATACTTTCCAACCAAAAATTGGTTTCAAAACAAGATACGGAATGGTATCTAATCCTTTTGTTGGTTCAACACCTTCAGACGGACTTGCTTCAGCAGGAACTAACCAATACTACAGAAAATTTGCAGTATCAAACATTCTGTAAAAAAAGTTTAGAACTTTTAAAAAGGGTCTTTCGAGACCCTTTTTTTTGGCACTAAATATAAGGTATCAATAATGATACAGACATAAACACACACACAAGGAGGAAATTATGTCAAATGGAAAATCAGGTTATGAAATACGAGCCGACTTACTAAGTATGGCTCAGTCTATACTAATAGAAAACTTATCTAGGAAAAACGATGCGGTTTATACCCACAACGATAATCACCCTGATGATAAGAAACCTTTAATAACTACTTCAATCAATGCTCAGGATATTATTGCTGTTGCATCTGAATTGAATGAGTTTGTTAATGAGAAATAACTATAAATAGTATTGTGGGGTGGAATTATTCACCCCCTTTAGAAGGAATAAATTATGTCAGAATATGCAAAAACAGTGAAAGTGTTAGAAGGCCCTTGGGAGAAAAGTGCATTCCCAAATGGTATAGAAACAACAGACGTTATCAGTAGAACCATATCTACACGATACATTAAAGAAGGATACCTTTGTGAAGAGGTAGTTCAAAGAGAATATCGTGGTGATGATTATCAAGATACCACAACGTCAAAAAGGATTATAAAACTTGACTGAAATTAACAAATCAATTCTTAATAAGAATAATTTTAGATTACTAATTGACAAAGTTCCAGCAGTGGAATACTATGTTCAATCAGTTAATATCCCAGGCTTATCATTTACAGAGACAGTAAGTGCAGCGGGTGTAGGATTAGATGCATTTTTCCCAGGCGATAAAGTGTCATTTGAATCCTTAAGTGTATCATTCTTAGTAGACGAAGACCTTGCAAATTTCAAAGAAATGTATGATTGGATGAATGCAATCGTTCCAGTTTCAGACCCAACTGCCTTTGCAAACTTTACTGGTACGGAAAAGACTGCAACTGGTAATTACAGTGACGTTACTAACGACCTTGCACAATATTCAGACATTACAATAGTGGTCAACACTAATAAAAACATACCAAATAAATTTTTCAGATTCCATGATGCATTCCCTATATCTCTCAGTGGTATAGAATTGCAAAGTGGTTCAGAAACCGACGCTGTTGTTGCAACAGTTGAATTCAGATTTACATATTACGACATAGAATCCACTTCCTAAAATACCATAAATATGGTATAATAGTATATTATGACTTTAGATGAAATTAAACTAGAGTGGGAAAAGGATTGTGAAATTGACGATATCGAACTAGATAAGTCTTCTTTAGAAATCCCTAAACTCCACGCAAAATACCAAGACTTGTTATCCAGTAAGATACTTGTTATGAAACAGTATCAATACAAATATGATACACTTCTAAAGAACAAGTGGTTATGGTATAACGGAAAAATGTCTCAAGAACAAATTCAAGAGTTAGGTTGGTCAGACGACCCATTGGACGGATTAAAAATTATGAAAAACGACTTACAACTGTTCTATAACTCAGACAAAGACATTCAAGAACTGAATGCAAAAATCGAATACTTAAAAGTAACAATAGAATATCTTAAAGAGTGTATGCAAAATATCACTTGGAGACACCAAACGATTAAGAATACAATCGATTGGAGAAAGTTCATGGCAGGTTCATAATGATATATCAAAACTATGTTTGGATTGCAGAAGGATATTTCACCCCAACAGAAGTTGATACTATAATTGCATGTGCAAATAGAAAAGAGTGGGAAGGTGGAAGAGTCGGATTCGCAGGTTTTGACCCTGATGGAATAGAAACAATAGACGGAAGTGAAAGAGACGAAATTAGAAGGTCAGAAGTAAAATGGTTACAACATGAAGAATTACCACAACCATTCCATGAAAAACTTGCAAGTGCAGTTGAGTATGCAAGAGGAGATAATCTTTGGAACTGGGATTTAGATTACTTTGAAAACTTTCAATTCACCAAATATGCAGAACAACCTAACAAAAAGAAAGGTGATTTCTATACATGGCATACAGATTCAGGCCCAGTTGGACAAGAACATGGAACAGATGGAAAGGTTCGTAAGTTAAGTTGCACTATTCAATTATCAGACCCCGATGAATATGAAGGTGGTCATTTTGAATGGTTAGAACCTACTGGAACTTTTGATAAGTTACAATTAGGTCAGAACAATATTCTTTTAGATAATATGAAAAAGACTGCACCATTCAGTGCAAAGACAAGAGGTAGTATTATCATATTCCCTTCAGACGTTCACCACCAAGTCACACCAGTCACACGAGGAACTCGAACATCACTAGTAGGGTGGTTAGTAGGTAATCCTTTCAAATAAAATGGAACTATTACGTGCATTCGGGCCTAGAGTTGCGAAGTATAAATTGTCTGAATCAGAATCTAAATCTCTATTAGAAATCTGTAATCCTATGCAAATGGACGCAACTGAAACTCTTGTTGGTTATATCAAAGAAGAAAAGTTTATCGGTGATTCTTTAAGACGAACTGAAGTATTCAATACTCTAAAATCAAATATACAATCATATATCAAAGAAGTCGATAGTGGATACTTTGATAAGGATTCTGATATCGTAATGGATTCTGCATGGTATAATAAACAAATTGCACTAGAGTATAATCCACCACATTGTCATTATCCAATATGTGATATAGTATGTGTTATATTTCCTTCTATACATATAGACGAGAATGCAGAATCATATAAGAACAATAGTAATACAGAACAACAGGGTCAACTCCACCTTACATATGGTGAGGTTGGGTTAAATGGGTTCGGAACTGCACGAGTTGTGGTGGAACCCGAAGAGGGAGATATGTTTGTATTTCCTTCAACACTAATACACTACACTTCTCCAGTTTTAGGAAATAGTGAGAGGTATTCTATATCTTGTAATTGGAAATTTGCTTCACATGGTTAGAGTAGAAAAAATAGACGAAGTCTTTATGAAGGTTCATTGTGATGACGGACTTGCAAGAGACCTATATGATTTCTTTTCATATACAGTTCCAAATGCAAAGTTCATGCCTTCATATAAGAATAAATTTTGGGACGGAAAAGTTCGACTGTTTTCTTTAAAGACACATAAGATTTATATTGGTTTACTTCCATACGTGGACGATTTCTGTAGAGAACGTGGATATGACTTTACTGGTATACAAGACGTTATAGGAGAAAAGGAAAGAGAGAAAGTTAGTCAGTCATGGTTAGCAGATTTAAACCTTCCTTTTGAACCTAGAGATTATCAAATAGATGCATTTAATACTGCAATTCAATACGGAAGACAACTTTTACTTTCACCTACTGCAAGTGGTAAATCCCTTATCATATATTTACTTACAAGATACTACAACAAGAAAACTGTTATCATAGTTCCTACTACTTCACTGGTAGAACAAATGACAAAGGATTTCCAAGACTATGGATACAAAGACCCAATCTGTAAAATATATCATGGTCAAGAAGTATTCGATTCACCTATAACAATTACAACATGGCAGAGTTTTAGTAAAGCACCTAAAAATGTTTTACAGTCTTTTGATATGGTTATCGGAGACGAGGCACATTTATTCAAAGCACAAACACTAAAAGGTATATTAGAAAAAATGAAAGACACTGCAATTCGTTTTGGTACTACTGGTACACTGGACGGAACTGAAGTTCATAGACTACAACTTGAAGGATTATTCGGCCCAGTCAAAAAGGTCATAACTTCAAAAGAACTCATGGATTCGGGAACAATTGCAAATTTAAAAATAGATTGTGTCATACTTCGTCATACCAAACAGAAGAAAATGACCTATCAAGAAGAAATGGATTACCTCGTAAGTTGTGATAGTAGAAACCAATTTATAACTAATTTGGTGGGTTCCCTAAAGGGTAATACACTGGTGTTATTCCAATACATAGAGAAACACGGACAACCTTTATGGGAAATGTTTAATCCTATGGTCAGTAGACAAAAAGGAACATTACATTACGTACATGGTGCAACTGATACAGAAGATAGAGAGGCAGTCAGAACGATAGTTGAAAATGCAAAAAAGAAAAATAATGTCATACTTGCATCATACGGAACTTTCTCTACTGGTGTAAACATAAAGAAAATTGATAATGTAGTTTTTGCAAGTCCTTCTAAATCAAGAATACGCAACCTTCAGTCTATTGGTAGAGGTTTAAGAAAGACAAAAGGTAAAACTGAAATGAGATTGTTTGATATTGCAGACGACTTACAATGTGATAATTACACCCTTGGTCACCTAAAAGAACGTATAAATATTTACAACGAAGAGAATTTTTCTTACGAAATACAACAATTTGATTTAAAGTAATGGCAACTCCAAAAGATTTAATACCTCAAAAATACGAAGTTATCAAACTTAAAACTGGTGCAGAGTTTGTAGGAATGGTTAGAGACTCAAATGAAGGTCTCGAAGTTACTCTACCTATGATTTGTCATTTATCAGTTCAACAACCAATCAATTCAACTCTTGCAACGTTTTATCCGTATGCACCAATGAGTGAAGACCCTATTGTCAAGATTCCTTTTGACCAAGTCTTACATAGAAGTAGCATGAATCAACAGTTCATTCCGTTCTATGACGAAGCCTCTTCTAACTGGTTAAGAATGGTAGAGGATAAATCCATACCACTAACTAATGATTTAAAAAGTATTTCGAAAGAGTACATGAAAAAAGCAGTTGATTCCATTTTAGAAAATGTAAGAGACGAAGATTTATTTGATGAATTTTATGAAGAACTTGGTGAGAGTGAATTTGAAACTGCAATCCCACCCAAGGACAAAACAAAACTTCATTAGGATTTGTTTTTTTCTAAATAAGTGCGTATAATTTAGACTTATATATACTTATACAAAATATTTATAACTAACTTTTAGGAAAACCATGACCACAGCAACTTTATTTGCGAAGAGCATGGTGCGAAAAGCTAGAGAAGTCAACCATGACCTTCGTCCTCAGAAACGAAAGTTAGTTGACACTATCGAATTTCTAGTGCTAATGACTCTTCCTTTCTTACTACCATTCATCATAATGTTTTACGCATCATCTATGAGAATGATATAATGAAACATAAACTCAGAGATACTTTGGAGATAACCACACTTGTGGCTGTCTTCTTAGTGTCTGTAATATCAATAACAGGAATATAATATGAGAGAACTAGGACAAGCATTACTATGCACACTTGCAATAGGTGTGTTTTTTGGATTTAAGATATATCCAAATTTAGAATATACAGGTGGAACTGGAGGACATAGTTGCACGGGTCAGTGTTATGTTGACTATGTTGAACAATTCG